AGAGGTAACGCTATCCACAGCCTAGATTTTCCCCACATTCCCCCGCCTGTGGCGAACACTTGTGCGACGTTTGGGGTCAGTTGGTACTCATTTGTGAAGTTTTGTGCAATATTGTGAAACATGTGAAACATTGATACGTATTTACGATATATTAATACGTATTTACGATATAAGAATTGTATAAAATTAAGAACATAAAAAAATCATCCAGGCATTTCTACCTGGATGATCATTTTTAAAAAATTAAAGATTGCATAGTAGCTGCAAATCATGTGTATTATTTGCTGAGCTTCTATCATTAATTGCACTACCACTTGATGTTACTTCACATCTAATAAGTGTATGTGCTGGTATACTAAGTGTACTCATGTATGCAGTTGTAGCTGTTACATTAACTGCAGAAAATAAGCCATTTCTAGAATTACATTCAAACTTATCAGCACCTGATACTAGATGACAATGTGCTTTTCTAGTGTTATTTAAATTATTAAAAGCTGCTTCAATTGCAGTTAATTGCTGTGCATAAGTTTGATTAGCTTCTGCAGATGCAATTAATGTTTCAGCATTTAATTTTCTATCAAGTGCAGTTTGAACATCTTCAGCTGTCCACTTATCAGCATCAAATGGTTCAGCTGCAGTTACTGCAGTATTGCACACATAACGCTGTCCATTATATGTAACAACATTACCAACATCATAAATACCATGATCTGCATCATAAGGATCTGCAACACCAGCAGAATCAAACTTAGTCTTTACAGATGTATCAAGAGTAGAAAGTGTGCTATTAATAAGTACTAAAGCTTCATTAATTGTAGAAAGTGCAGATGTATGTGTATCAACTGTACCTTCAAGTGAAGTAAGATCTGTTTGAAGTGTTGCTGTAAGTTCCTCTAGAGCATCAATTGCAGATGCAGCAGAACCTGAATCATCCCATAAAGTTTTAACCTTAGTATCAAGGTCTAAAAATGATTCATTTGTATCAAACCAATCACGATGATCAGAACCAATTGTTTGTGGAAGGTTCAAAAAAGGTGTGCCATTTGTATAACTCATATTAATTACCCCCTTTAACTTGAATATGAATAATAGTCACTAGCACTAAGATTTAGTGCTGTATAATCATCAGCTGTAAGTGATAAAGAAGTATACTCATTAGCTGATAATGTACCTTCAATATAGTTAATTATGCTTGTAAGTACATTTGATATTTCCTGCTTAAATCCATAAGCTGGTGAAAAAACAAAGTCTAGATGCAGCATCTTATAACCATATTTTGCATACTCTCTTGCAGTAAGCATAAAATCATCATAATCTGCAGCAGTAAGATTAAGTTTTTGATAATCTGAAGCAGTTGGTGTATTATCGGCTAAATCCATGTAAATAAGCCCGTTATTCTTTTGAATGGATATTTTATTGCCCCAGTGCCATTCATTTGTTATTTCGGTGCTTATCGTGGATATAAGCCTATATAAATCATCAATCTGTTGCTGCAGCTGAAGCTTAGCCTGGTTAAGCTTATTCATGATGATTAAATCATCCCTATATGATTTTTCAATAACATAATCAATTCTTGAATCAATATAGTTCCAAACTGACTGAAGTGTAATTTCTACAATTCTAAGTCTTGTCTTAATTGCATCAAGATCTGATTTTAAGTTATTTACTTCACCATTTAGATAGGTATAGTTAGATTTAAGCTGAATCACATCAGATTTAAGTGATTTAACATCATTTTCTAAAACTATAACCCTACTTTCTAAATCCTTAAAAAGTGCAATACCTTCTTTAAGTTCTTCAATGATTGCTTCCCAGGACTCTAAAATCTCGATCATTTTATCAATATCATCATGCATGAAAGTTAAGTCTATTTCATGCAGATTAGTTATTGGATATTTATGATCAAACATATTTCTAATACCCATATTTAAACCCCCTATTTAATAGCTAAATGGAATTAAAAATTCCCTGGCAAAAAGCACATAAATTTCATCATATAGATTAAGCTTTTGAAGTTCCCATTCTTCTTTATACATAGCCTGTGTAGTCATAACACCTATGTTTCCATGAATACGCCCTTCATGATCAAATAACCTATCTAAATCATCAGTTTCATGAAGTTTATTATCAGTTCTTGATAAATGATCGTTTCTTGTTTTTGAATCATTGGTTGCAGCTCCTGCAGTTCTTGCATTTACAGATGCAGATGTATCATTTTGCAAAGTATTTGCATTAAATGCAGATATATCATTATCTGTATAGCTTGAATTACTTGTAGAATCTGATGTATGTGTTGATGTCATTTGTGATTCAGATGTAGATGTTGATTCTGATGAAGAAAGTGAATGTACATTACTTTCTGATGTAGAATCAGACCAATGTTCTAATCTGTTATAATTTTCAAGTGGCTCATATTCTATATTCATAACAGCAAGCCACTTTTCAAAAGTCCGCTGCCATTTAAGTGAAAACATTTCACATCCATCACACATGAAATCAAGATCAGGATAAAGTACTTCATAATCTCCTGCATTATGAAGTATGTTTGTAACAACAAGATCATGATCAATTCCTTCAGGAAATGTTAGGTATTCAAAAAAGTTTTTATCCCTTTGAAGTCCTACTTGATATAGACCTAAAAGTGTTTGTGTTGCACTACTCATCTATATCACCACCTTCCTGATCAGGTCCTTCATCAAGATTAATCATATATTCATAGTTATATACAACTTCAACTTCTTCCCCAAAAAGCTCATTAAATTCATCAAATGATGCCTGAAGATTATCCTTCCACAAACAAGCTCTTGCAATACCATCAGATTGTTTAGACTGTGCTTCAAATGAAGTCATTCTTTCCTTTTTTTCATAAGGAACATTAACAATACCAATTTCTGCATCAAACTGATTTATTAAAGTTTGAATATCCTGGTTAAATTCTGTAACCATGTAAGAGCTTTTTAAATTATCACGATTGAAAAATTCAAAAGTTTCAAAATTTTCTTGTGGTGTGATCATTGAATCAAATATGATTGCAGATACACCAGCATGAATTTTATCAATCAGCTTCTTTAAAAATGTCTTACCTGATTTAGAATTAGCACCGATAACATAGGCAAACTTTGAATTTTCTATGTTCATGTCAAGGCCTGCAGACATGTTTGCAAGCTTTTCAGCATAGTAAATAATTATATCCCATATTCCAATACAATCAGGTGACATTGTAATAAATACACCATATTCTGAAGCATCAAATTCATCACCAAGTTTTTCCTTAAGCCCCAGCTGATAAATTTTAAATTCTTTTTTATCATACTGGTCAAGTTTTGGATTATTAACAAGAAATGAATCTGCAGCAAAAAATATATTATAACCTTTTGGTGATATAGGATTAATTATTGTGCCATAATCTTCTGTAGGAAATCCCCCACAAAATCCATTAACATAGACTAGATAATAAAGTAGAGCTATTTCTTGTCTACTAAAATCTTTTGGTAACTTATTAAAATCAAATACGGACAAAGCACGCTGAAATAATGCTCGACACCAAAATTCAAAAGCAAGTGAATCACTATACTGTTCTGATGGAGTAAACGTGCCCTGGTAAAGATTGATTTTGTCATAGTTAAGTGGATAGTACATCTTTTACCCCCTTTTAAAGTTTGTAGTAGTCGGCTGCTAAAATTAATTAGCAGCCTATACTACAAGTTGTTATAAGGAGAAATACAGTTATGGTTTACTGGAAAGTAACTTTACCATTTAAGATAGCTGGATCTACAACTGTAGACTTTCCACCATTTGCATTATCTGCCATATAAAGAAGAACGCCCTGCTCAGTCAAATCTTGTGTGGCATTTTTCACAAAATTCCACCAAATGTTGTAGTATTTTTTGCGTCCTTCCATAGGAGTTGCATCTGCATCATCTAAAGCATGATTTGTTACACATGCATCTTCATCAAAGATAACACCAAGAACATAATCAATTTCTACTTTATCACCCTTGTATTGCTGACCTGAATGAGTACCAGTAATATCAGGAAGTGCAGGATAAGCAGAAATTTTTGCCTGAAGTCCAGGTGCATCTGTCTGCCAGTATGTGAAACTTTCAAAATTATCATAAGTTAGATACTGATCATTAAATACTTCAGGAAATACAGTTGCTTCAACTTTCTTCCAGAATGGATCATACATTGCCATCTTAATTCTATTTCTAGGTGTAGTTCTTAAGATGTAAAGTGTATCACTACCAACAGTTTTTGGTACTGTCCAGTGACGTTTTGCAGAAAGTCTTGCAAAATCTTCAACCATAGTTTTTACAAAAGCAACCAAGAAGCCAGTAAACTGCTTAAGGTAAGTAGTACGTAGTGCTTCTGAAGTATAAGATGTACCATAGTAATTGTTAAATTCAGCTGTCATATTAACAGCCATACCATTTGAAAGTACTTTATCAGCTGCAAAAAGTGCTGCCATATAGCCAGTAAGATTAAGTGTATCAAAAGCTTCCTTTTCAAGCTCAATATCATTTTCTTTTGATACCATCTGACCATTTAGATATTTAGCCATCTCATTTGGATCACGAAGGGCAATCTTAAGCTGCTTTTTGTAGATTGTGATAGCTTCATCCCATGTTGAGAAACCTGAAAAATTCATCTCAAGTGGAATAACTGGATGCTGTTCCCACATTGATTTTGTGGCATCATAAGTACCACCAGCATTAGCTTCACCCTGACCATTAGTTCTTCCACGCTCTAAGTTCTTAGAATACACATCTGTATTCCAGGCACCAGTAGGAAGTGCTTTATCAGAATAATATGAAATCTTACGCATTCTTGTTTTGTAAAGATCTAAATCATCCTGACGAATAAGTGAAGCTCTTGACTTAAAAGGACGAACTGCAATTGCAGTTCTACCTAATACAATTGAAAGAGATTCAAGGGTATTTTCAAAACCCGTTGACATAACTTTTTCACCAGCTGAAATATAAGCTGCTAAATCATTTGTCTGAAGCTCTACTTCTTCACCAGTTGCCTGCTTAACAAGATTTCTCATAACTAAGTAGGCATCTGTAGCATTTAATCTTCTTGCCATATTTAACCCCCTTTTTTAATTAATCAAATAATGATTGAAATGTATCTATCAAAGATTGTTCAATAGGCTTTTCATCTTTGCCACCTGAAACATCTTTTGACCTATTTTTTGCTTGCAGCTTTTCTAGCTGCTTTTTAAGCCTTTTATTTTCGTTTTCAAGTAAAGAAAGTGAATCAGAAGTTTTCTTTTTAGATTTAGTCTCTTTAGAAGAATCTTCATCTTCATCATCCTCATCTTCATCAGATTCATCTTCACCTTCATCATCAAGATCTTCAGTTGCATCTTCTGCAGAAGTATCTTCATCAGTTTCTTCATCTTCATCATCTTTTACATCAGGTGCAGTAACATCACCTATTTCATCCATTCTATCAAGTAGTGCATTAACCTCAGTTGGTGTCCATCCTGAAGTTGCAAAAGCAACAATATCCTTGATTCCAAGTGCCTTTTCAGCTTTTTTTCTTCCCATAGTATTTACCATCCTTCTAAATTTTTGGGGCTATGTAGCAGCATTTGCACCTGTAGGCAGTGCTGCTGCTACATTAGTGTGGTTATCAACCAACCGTCAAAGTGCTTGCACTTATGTGATAGACGGACATGCCCCTTCCTACAACACTAATTATAACATCTTGATAATTTTCTTGCAATTTGATGCATTTTGTGCTATTCAATGTAAATTCCACTATCAAGTTTTGAATTAATAGATTTTATAACATCACTATTTGCAGCTATATCAATTGAAAAGCCTTGTGTTTTAACATAACCACTATAGTTTCCAATTGTATCAACCTTGCAAACTGGTCTACCTTCAAAATCAGTTAAGTTTGCTGGTTCATTAGCAGTTGGATGTTTAAGAACAATTACTCTAAATGCTCTATTAATAAATTCAGATCTATTACCAGCGTATGAGCCTATAACAGATGATGTTTTTTGACTTAAGCCAAAAAATGAAGATGCAATTGCAGTTATTCCACCTAAAACTGCTGGACCTGGATTCATAGCAATTGCAGATGCTGCAATACCAAGTGATGATGAAAATGCTGATGATACAATTGAAGATGCATTTCCTATCTGTCTTGATGCAATTGGAATAAGCATTCCACATTCACCTGAAAATGAAGCAACTGCTTTAGTTCTACTTGAATTATTAAATAAAGTAAATATAATAGAGCCAGTTATTATATCAAGCATCATATTCCAGTAAATAACACCATCGGGTGCAAAATCTGCAATTGAAGCTTCAACAACACCAATAAAAGGAAGTGATATTTTCATAGTGCAATATGGTTCTGTAAATCTATAATCTGTATATGTTACTGGAATTGATGTTTCACCATTTGCAGTGATAAATGTTGAAGCTAAAGCACGACATGGTATTGGTTCATCATCTGCATCTGTTACTTCATAGGATCCAATTTTAAAATTGACTACACCAGGAAGATATTCAGGTGCAGATCCATTAAGTGGCATTCTTCTTACCTGGATAATTGAACCTACTGCATCACCAAACTGTTTTTGAAGATTATCAAGAAAACTTTGAATACCTGATTGACAAAGTCCTGCAGTAAGTTCAGGAAGTTCAGTTTCTCTTATTACATAATGAACAAGACCTGCACCTTCTGCTATTGCAGAAATAATAATTATTTCATCAGTTGCAGATGCTTCAAATACTAAAGCACTTTCACCTTCACCATATTTAATTTGTGAGTGTACTTCTATTGCTTCAGTTCCTTTTATTAAAAGTGGGCATCTATCATCCTTTATCCAGCGATTAAATCCAGTTGATGAATATACAATATATGCATCAGTGCCTAAAATTTGAGCTTTAAAGGTTGCAAGATCATCAAGTTCTAGTTTTGCATGATAAATATCTTCATGTCTTAAATCACAAGTTTTAATATGATAGTATCTGCCCCAATCATGAATATATGCATAGTTATATGCAAAATCATTTTGTTTTGCACCTGCAAGCACAAGATCTGGATTATCAATATTTACTAGCTGCTTTAGATTAACATCAGTAAATGTTTTTCCAGCTGCAAGTTGCTCAGATGTTGGTTGTTTGGTAGAATTTAAACGTTTTGAAAAGTTACATAATGTTAGCTGCATAAAATACCCCCTTTATAGTAATATGCAAAAAGCTGCTAGAAGAATCTAGCAGCTTCCTGGAGTTGGTAAACGACTATGAAAAAGCATATCGTTTACTTAATTATAGCATGAATTAGTATGAAGTTGTTAATGGGTCAATATTAACATCTTTTTTTAATTATCTAACCATTTAAATGCATAACATGTTTTACCATGTGATTCATAGGTGTAAAAATCACCTATTGCACACTTACCATCCTTAACAGCCTGAATCTTTTCAGGATCATCAAGAATAGATTGTACAGCATTTTCATAGTGATTTGGTGCAGATAAAAGCATACCATCAAGAATAAGCACAACTGATGCACCATATTCTTTTAATTCCTTTTCAGACTTGTTTCTATTGATAAACATGCCCTTTACTACATATTTACCCTTCTGATCAAGTTCTGACACCTTTTTATAAGGTAAATCTTCTGTATCGATTCCCCAATCGATACCGCCACCATTAAGTTCTGCAAACATAAATTTTTCTCCTTTCTGCAGATAAAAATATTTATATAATCAGCTTAAGCTGGTTATACACCATATCTATCAATTAGTTCTTTATTCATTTGAATATCTAAACATCTGCCATTAATCATATCTCTAATAAGTTCAGATTTAGTCAAATTTGGGTGTTGTTCTTTAAGCATTTCCAATGTTTTATTTAATAAATCATTTAATTCATCTGAAATATAAAATTGAAGCTTAACACCCTTGTGATAATCTTTTTTCATTGAATCACCATCCTAACATTTGATCATATAGTATTTTAAGTAAGATAAGCCAAATTGATGCAAAAGCAAATACTATAGTTAAAAGATCTGCTTTTTTCATACTACCCCCATTCAAATTCTTTTAAGAAAAAATTTACAATATCATCTGCAGTAAATCTAAGAAGTGAGTCTGCAGAAATTTCATAGCTTGCAAATTTTTCATTATATCTAAACTTAAATTTTTCATACCTGGCATTCAAAAATAAAGTATCTTTTATACAAATATCTTTAAATCCAGCTTTTCGCATTTTAAATTGAATTAAACATATTTTTCTAATAAGAGATAGCTCTTTAGCTTCATATTGTTCAATCATTTCTTTCCTTTTTTTTCTTTTCAAAATAATCAATTAGATCATCAAGTAAATTATGAAGATCAACATTTTCATCAATAACAACATCTGTATATATATCATGAAATGATTTTTCATTTTGTTTTTTATATTTTTCAATTACTAAATCAAATCTTGTTAGTATTTTTGTATATATTCTTAAAGCATCTTCTAAAGTTTCATATTTTAATAAAACTTCAAAATAATTCATAAATATTATTTCAAATTCAGCTTGAACATCAAATTTTCCACCTTTACATTCAAATTGCCCATATTCACATTTAATCATTTTTTACCTCACATTTATAATCCATATATCATCTACTTTATCTACCAGTTCTACATGAAAATTTGAATAAACTTTTTCATATACTAAAAATTCATCAACTGTTTTAAATAATAATGATTTATCATACATTGAAATTGAACCATCTAAAACTGGTTTATTATCATCATAAATTTTAAAAGCTGAAGCTGCTGGAAGAATTTTCATTAATTGTATTAAAATCATAATAATCTACCCTCATCTAAATCACCATGTATATAGGCATCTATTGTATTAGTTGTTTCAATTGTAAGTGCAGCTAAAAAATTTGATTGTTGTTTAATTATATAGTCTAGATTTTTAATTGGATCATCAGTAAAATCTATTGCTGAAACAAAAAGTGTCATAGCAGATTCTATTTTTAGTTCAGAATCTTCTATATCTGATAAATCACAAGCTTCTATGTATTTACAGATTTTTAAAATCATTTCATCAACATTATCTTTTATATCCATCTTTTTCATATAATCACCTGCTTTCAATTTCAATTGCCATCAAAAGTGCTTCAAGATGTCCACAATAACAAGCATATAGATGAAGCATTTCAGATACATTTTTTGCATCTTTAATATTACTTTCATGCTTTTTATATTCTTCATTAAATTTTTCAATAATATAATTTAATCTATTCTTATCCATTTAATTATCCTCACTATTAATATCTTCAATTTTAATATTGAATTTAACTTGTTTACCACTATCTAAAACTACATTAATTGAACATTCATCTGCATTAAGTTCTTCAAGCTTATGATATAAACTAAGTAATTTATCAATAAATATTTTTTCTTTAATTTTATTTAGCATTAATCACACCCCTTCAATAGTTCTTCAGGTGATACTTCAAGAAATTCACAAATTGGAAGTATCTTGTTAGCAGCTGGATTTGTTTTATGTCTTTTCCAGTCTGATATAGTACTTTGATTTGTGCCTATTGCTTCAGTAAGTTCAAGTTGAGAAATATTCTTTTCCCTTAGAATTTGAAATATGTGTTCACTAATTTTCATATTCATTTACCAACCTTTCATATAAGTATTATTTAATTCTCTTATATGTTATCACATATGTTATCACACGTCAACTATATTTCAAAAAATTTTTTAAAGTGAATTATGACATCGTACATCCTAAATTTAGCAAATAGGATATTACCCTTGTGATAAGCATTAACAAGGGCAACAACTTCTTTTAAATAAAATGGTTTCCTGGTAGATTCAAAATTTAAATCATATTCTACTGGTATCTTATTAGATCTAGATGCACATACATAAAACTTTTCATCCTTTTGGTATATGTACCAGGTTTCATTTTTATAAGTCACTGAACACCTGCAGATCATCTTCTTTATGGTTGTATATCCAATGCAAGATATATCATTTCTTGCAAACTCATTATTGAATGAAACCCTGCCCCACATGGTATCTTTCATGTCCTGGTAGATAAGTGTTTTCTTTTCATCTTTTGCAACCTGAAGCTTTGAATCATCAACTAAAACAACAAGTTTTCTTCCTATTACCCTTATATCCTCACCATGATTAATCATGTCAACAACATCATCAGTTATTTCTAAGGTATTAAACATTTGATTTGATAAATCATTAGAATTAGCAAGACATATCATAAGTAGAGCTTCTTGACCCCTTTGTTCTCTATCTCTTGATATAGTTGAATATAAATCTACTACAGATTCACCTTCTAGTTTTGAAATACCTCTTTCCCATGGTGCTGGTATAAACTCATCAAATACTAAATACTTACATTTTCTTAAACCACCAAAACCCTTATATTTAGCAATAGATTTTACAGCAAGTGCAATTCCTACCTTCTTTTTAGCCTTCCAGGTATCAATATCACGATCATAAAAGGTTGCAATACCTTGTTCTTTATCAAGCATTTTAGGCTGCACATTTATACCTAAATCTTCATTTAAATCTGCATAAGGTGAAAAGTCATCATCCTCATCAAATTCTTCTAGATCTATATCTTCATCATCTTTTGCCCTTGCTGCTTTGATTCTTTTTCTTTCTACATTTTTGGCATTTAAGCATAAAAGTGAAATATCACCTACCTGACGTTTTAAAAATATAATTTGCTCATCTCTTTCATAGGTGTATTTAAGTGTTGAATATGTTTTTCCCCTATCTCTAGCCCCAACTATCACAAGTACCCAGCATCCTAAAGCTTTAGCAGCTTCTATAAATGGTGCTACATCAAAATAATAACTATCATAATCAATCTTAATAACCAACTGAAACCCACCCTTCATTTGTATAAAATGGTATTGTTACATAATCTTTTCGTTGTTCATATTCTTCTAAACTATGATATTCAACTACATCCAGTTTATAATCACATGGAGATAGGTCTACAGAATCTGCAGTTTCATTTCCATTTTCATCTATATAAATATCATCAACAAAAAGATAGTTATGTGTTTTCTTTCCAGTTTTTTTACCATCAAATACAAAATCTTTCTTAAAGTTTTTTAGATCATCATCTAAGCAGCTAACTGCAGATTTAGGTACACCTGCAACTGTTAGATGAAGTTTGCCATCAGCTTTACATCTACCACAATATCTTTTAGCACCCATGTACTTAAATTCTATGTATTTATCTTTTATAGATGTTTCTGCAATTCCAAGCCAATACTTACGCATGTAGTTATAGTCCTCATCTAGCTGGCATATTGCCCCAAATCCAGCCTTTTCTGACATACGCCTATATTTTCTATTAAGCTTTGCAATAAGTGCCTTATTCCAGCCCATACCATAGACAGAATCAGTGTCACTATAAAGCCATAGCTTGCAGCAGCTGCCAAGCTCAAAAAGGTGTTCTAACGCAAGCGATGTGGTCCAACATCCCCACTGGTAAGGCAAGAACACTGACCTTTTTTTGATGTTCTTAAGATATACTTCTTCAGGTGGTACAGATTTATCAAGCTTATACATGCCTTCATGATATTCTATTTCATTTCCATCTTTATCAGTATCAATAACATCTTCAAATAGCTCTAAGAACATTAATTTATCCATTCTCTGGACCGATAAACCATATCCTGCATTAAGTTTTCCTTTTTGGATCATATAAAGCACATAATCTACAAATTTAAGCTTAGTTTTATCTATGAATAGTTTATATAGATGTTCTCTAAACCATTTAGGAAGATAGTCCTTTTTTGCAGTTTTTACATTATATATAATTGAATGTTCTTCATCCCAGGTATAATATTTTCTAATTAGCTTTAGATCTATTTCATTTGTATTTAATTCTAGAAATTGTGCTGCAAGGATTCTTCCATTATCAGTTACATCATTTACAGTTTTACATTTTGAAAACTGTAAAACTGGCATTGGAAAGTTTTCATCTTTTAGCTTTATATCATGAAAGCGTGCTGTAAACATAAAAGCATGATCTTCACTATTTCTGATGATATAGTCAAAATCAATCTTCTTTTCAAGTGTTCTAAATTTAGTCATTGGATATTTGCAGCACAGTAAACAAAATATATAGCTGGATGCAAAATCATAGCCCTGGACACCTTTTAGTAAATTTGATTCTAAGTATTCCTTATTTCCATGTACATAACCACCATGAAAAAAGGACACCATAAACATATAATCATTGAAATCAGGTACAATTTTATTAAATAGTATTTTTGCTTTATTTTCTGCTGCTAGTTTCTTAAGCTCATCCCTTAAGATACCAGTAGCTGTATAGGGCATGTTTCCAAGCTGCTTTTTAAGCTGCTTTTTAGTTATATCAATGCATTGTGTGCCTGATAAGGTATCATATTCTGCATAAGTTAGCTCATTATCAGATAAATCATCATCCTGGTTTCTTATCTTGTCATAATCCCACTTTCCAGTTTGCTTTTGTGCTGGTGCACCTAAATCTTTAGCCCATTTTTCAAGTGTTCTTTGTGCTAAAATAAGTGAATCCTTTAAAATCAAGCCATTTTCAAACTTGATTTGAATAGGATAGTGACTTTTCACATTAAGCTGCTCTACTGGAAATCCAAAAGCTTTGAATAAAAACTTTCTTAGATAGGTATAATCGAAACTTAAATTATGCACGTAAAAAAGCGTATATTTGCCATTTAAGACTTCTAATATTAAATTGATACATTCTATAAGCTCAGATGGTTTACGTCCGTATAATGTGGCTATATCAATGTCAAATAGCCTTATTGATAATGTCCACACCACCACATGATTATCAGCTGGTTCATAAACCTTCTCTATCCATTTTTTGCCATTTCTATCTTTATGTTCTACATATTTATAATAATCTTTTCGTTTTTTAGATGTTTCTGTATCAATCATCATGGTAATGTCGTTATATGTTTCTTTACCATAATGGTTAAATTTGCGAACAATTGCGTTTTGTAGTATCTTATAGTTGAAATCTTTAAAAAAATACCTTTTATAGTGCCAATTATCTTTCAGGTAGTTGGCTCTATTAATTTCTTGAAGTAATAAACTATCTTTCATTATTCAACTGGAAACATTTCTTCCCAGGATACATTAGCATCAGTCCATTCTGCTAGTGTATCTGAGTCGACTTCATCCAACTCCTTAATCTGATGATTTTGAAGCTTTTCAACAAAAGCTTCTTTAGTCAAACTGGCAGTATTTACCATTTCTTTTAACATTATAATTGCTGTTTCTGAATCAAATTCTTTCTTTAGATCCTCAAATCCTGCAGCTTTTAAGAATGCACCCATTTGCTGCCAGGAATAATTAGATCCAAATTTTTCATTTAAAGTTTTAGCATTTTGTTCATAAACTGAAACAATGCCTTTTTTGGTTGATGTTGTTGAACCTAAAAACGTTTCAAGTGCCCTTTTGGTTTTTTCTAACTGATGGATATTTTTAGGTAAATTAAACCTTTTATATTCTTCTCCTCTAATGTTTCTTATGTTTTTAAGTGCCACTCTATAAGCAAAATCGTCAACACCCTCAAATCCTTCTTGCTTACTTAAGGTTTCTAGGTTCAAAAGCATCATGTTTGCTTTTGCAAGCATAGGCTTAACTTCTTTTTCAAGCTCTAGCCTATATTGCGACTTTTGCTTCTTTGCCATCACTTACCCCCCTATTGATGAATGACCTTAACATTTCAGATCTAGTTCGTTTTTCTTTTGCTGCCATTTCATCAATCAATAGCAAATCAGCTTCTGTCACTCGTACCTGGATGATATAATTCTTATCCTTTTTGTACTTCATAACAAATCACCACCTTTCAAAATAAGATTATAAACTTTATGTATTACAAAATCTATATAATTACGCAAATACGTTTCAATTCACAAACAATTCACAGTTCGTACACATACCGTAAATACGAATCCGTAAATACGTATTGTTACTTAATATCACTAAATGCACAGTATTGCACAACTGACCCCAAACGTCGCACAAGTGTTCGCCACAGGCGGGGGAATGTGGGGAAAATCTAGGCTGTGGATAGCGTTACCTCT